CGTTGTAGCGGTAGACCACGGTATAGGTGGAGCCGGTCGCGGGCTCCGCCCCGCCCGGCGCCCACGAGATCGTGTTGCCGACCACGGTATAGTCGTCGCCCTCGACATAGGTCGTCCCGCCCTGCGTCACGGACAGGACGCTGACCACGGAGCTTTGCCCCAGCGCGTCAGCCGTATCGGCAGGTGAGCCGCGCACGACGCCCTCGGAGACCTGCTTGACGACGACGGCCTGCGTCACGGCGGCAATGGGCGGGCGCAGCACGGTCAGGACGGCAGAGCCGGCGTCATCGACATAGGTATGCGGCTCGGCGGCGATGGCCTCGAGATCGGGCTCCTCGGGCACGGCGAGGCGCAGGGATGTCTCGCGGACGCGCTTCCAGCCGAGAATGTTGGCCTCGCCCGCGCCGATCGAGAAGACCTGCTCGCCATTGATCCGCCCCAGCGCCTCGACCTCCATGCCGTCAACGATGTAGTGCCCGTTGGCGCTGTAGTCATAGTCGGCGATGTGCTTGAGCACGCCGGTCAGGGCGGCGGGCTCCTTCTGGTCAATCACCGTGCCGCCGCGCAGCAGGTAGACCGGGTAGAACGTCCCCGGCTGGCCGTCGCCGCGCAGAGCCCAGACAAGCACCTCGTGTTCGCGGATCGCGCCCGGCTCGCCCTCCGCCCAGGTGCCGGGGTGCAGCCCGAGAAGCGACGGATCTTCCTCGTGCGTCACGGTCGTGCGCTGGAGCCGGACGCCGACGCGGACATCGCCGGTCATGGGCACGCCGGTCAGCTCTCCGGCCGGGACCGGCAGGACCGTACCCTGAACGTAGATCCGGCCCGCCGTCATGCGGCAGGTCTCGTTCTCGACATCGACGACGATCTCCGCGCCATCAACGCGATCGCCATCCGCCGCGACCATGTTCCCGACGCGGCGCGTCTGCCGCGCAGCCAGCGAGAAGCCCTCGTTCAGGTCCGCGCCCTGAATGAAGCGGCCCTCGGGCCAGACGACGCGGGCGCGATCGGGCGCGCTCGGAGCCCGGTCATAGGTCGCCGGCGCACCGGAGCGATGCGTGAAATCGTCGGTCATGGTTTCCTCGTGTTACGCTGGGCCGGGATCGGTTTCGTCGAGCGTGACGATGATCTGGCAGTGCTCGCGCACGGTCGCGCCGAGCGGAATGGATACGGGGCTCGTTCCGGTCGTGGTACCCCCGGAAAGATCGCCGGGCTCAAGCCAGAGCCGTCCGGGCGGGATGCCCGGCGCGCGCTGGCCGTCGAAAACGACTGCCAGCGCCGCTGCTGTCTGCCCCTCCGCAACGCCGAACGCGGTACGGCACTGGATCAGCGCAGCCGTTGGCGTCTCGTCATCGATGACATAGGTCGTCGCGCCGACCTGATACGGTCCGGATGCGGCCTGCGAAACGCGCCGCATCAGCGCGTGCGTGTAGCCGATGACATTGTCGGCTGCGTCCAAAAGCGCGATATGGACGGGCAGCGCGGCCAGCGTTTCGAAGATGATGCGGCGTCGCTCCGTCATGCCCGCCAGCGACCAAGGGGTATCCGCGTCGACCCAGAGGATATCCATGTCGCTCCACGGTTCACCCGCACCCTCCGCCGGATAGGCAACCCAGGCATCGAGCGCGTCGAGCTCGGCATAGGTCATGGCGTGCGCCCCGGTATGCGTTCGCCCGAACGACCACTGCGTCGGAATGGCGTCGATGAAAACGCCGCTGTGATCGCTGGTCAGGCACGCCCCGGTCTGCTGGTAGCCCGTCTCGCCGGCGCGGATATCGTAGCCGAAGTAGACCCGCGAAAAATACGAGCGCGCGGGCAGGGAGAGCTGTCCGATCCCGGCGATCCGCTCGAGGTCGGGCCGATCGGCATCGCGAATGCGATCCAGCTCGATCTGTACCCGCGACCAGCGCAGCCGAACAGAGCCCATGCCCGGGCAATGGCATATGCGCGCAAGTTCCTCTTCGAGCGTGAGGAAGTCGTATTCGATCCACCCCAGACCACGGCGCAGCGCAGCAGGCGTGCCGCGCACGCGCTGCCAGCGCACGCCTTCATCGACCAGCGTGTAAAGCTGCGGCAGGTATGGCGTCAGCTCGCCCAGCCCCAGCTGCCAGATCAGGAATGGCATGATCTGCGGCGGCGGGTTTTCGCGCAGGAATTCGACCTGATCATACGCTGGCGTCAGGCTTGTCAGCTGGTCGTTGACCTCGTGATGCAGGCACTCCCAAGGCGTCGCGTTGGGCGGCAGGATTGGCGCGTGCATCAGAATGCTCTCCCCGCGACTGTCAAGGAGACGCTGCCGATCCGCACGGCCTCAAACTGCTGCATGACGACATCGTCTGCGGGCGACGTAATCGCGACGCTGTGAACACCGGAGCGCATCAGGTGCCCTTTCAGCCAGTCGACCGTCAGGTCACGTCCCAGACCGCCAATTTGAGCCCAGTCACTGGCCAGCGCGGTCTGCATTTGCGTGACCAGATCGGCGCTGGTATCAGGGAGCAGCGTCAGCGCAGCCGAGACATCAACGACTGACACGACAGCGCTGCGCACGATGATCGCGTCGCTGATCATTCGGTGCTCTTCGCGGTCGAGATAGGCCTGCACCGTATCGATCAGCCCCTGGCTGGCCTCGCCGGTTTCGTTGTCGGCAAAGATCGCGCAGTAGACGATCGGCGTCTTGCCGTCGGTATAGACATACGCATCCGCAACATCGATCGAGGCTTCGAGCGCGAGACTGCGATACCGCGGCGCAGTTCCGCCAGTCGATCGGCCCTGAATGGCAAGGATGACGCGGCGCTTCAAGCGCTCGTCAGTCTCGCCGGCCATCCGGGTGACATCGTAGAACGCGGCCATGTGATCGAGCGCTGACCCGCTCGTGAAATACAGGTAGTTCGCGCGCGCAATATCGTTGCCGCGCGCACGAAGCAGGGTTTCGCGATACGCCTCGGACTGCGCGAGGATCATGGCCGGGTCGGTTTCCAGCTGCTCGACATCATAGGTCAGCCCGTAAGTCGGGGCGAGCGAGATGATGCGCTGCTTGCGCTCATCGAGAAGCTGCTCGAAAGCAACTTCCTCGATGATCTCGGGCGTCCCGAGGCCATCCAGTTCTTCAAGCGTGAAGCGTGCCACGTCAGGCTCCTATGGTGATCGTGCGCATGCCCGCTGGCGTCATGTCGCCGAGGTGCCCGCGCGGTCGATACTCGCCGATCAGCGACATGCGCAGACCGCCCTGGCGCAGGCTTTCGGGCGAGTTCTCCCCGATGACGACCTGCTTGAGCGCAAAGCGCGGCTCCCACAGTTCCAGTGCGAGCGCGATGGCCATAGTGGCGCGCATGATCGTCTCGCTGCTGGTGTTCTCGCCAAGCAGGCGCAGGAGAGCAGCGCCAAAGGTGCGACGCATGACCCGCGAGCCGATCAGCGTCGTCAGGATGACCTCGACGGACTGGACGACATGATCGAAGCCGGTCAGCGGCTTGCCTGTGCGCCTGTCGAGCCCCGCGCTGCTCATTCGTCAGCAGCTCCGGGGGTGGCCTTGCCAGTCGCCCCGCGCTGGGGCGCGCGGGGCGCGCTGGCAGGCTTCGACGGGGCGTCCGCTATCACCCCACGGGCCAGCTCCCATTCGGCCTGTGCGGGCGTTAATTCAACGGTATGGCCCGGTGCGACTTTCCGACCGGCCACGCGGAGGCCAGCCGCCAGCTCGGTGGCGACGTATTTCTTCACCTGCATGATGATCTCCTGTGTCAGTCCGCGGCGCGGACCTTCGATGATCCTTCGACAATCGGGTGCAGGCCAGCCGATGACCCGTAGGTGACGTGCACCATGTCCCCGATGCGCGCGACGGGCGGCCCGCCCTCATCGCCAAGATCGACGCTCGGGCTTTCGACCAGCACCGCGTCAGCCTCGACATGCGCGCGCTCGCACTTCACATCGACGTTGGGCCCCTGCACCGTCAGCCGGTCGGGCGCGAGCGTGATCGTAAAATCGCCATAGGTGATGACGGGATCGGGCGAGCTGCCCGGCGACGGGTTCTCATCGGAGAACGTCATCGGCAGCGCAATGGCCTGACGCGGATCGCCTGATGGCGAAATTGCCGTCATCTGCTGGCCGACGCTCGGCGGGACGTGCGCCTTGACCGCGCCCGCGACCTGCGCATAGGGCACCCACGGCCCGATGACCGGCTCGCCGTTGACCTCTCCGAGTTTCAGCTTGACGCGAGCCTTGGCCGTATCGACCTCGTGCACCGTGCCGTGATGCTGGCTTGTCTCGAAGCGCCGCTCGAGCGCATCGATGCGCGCGACCATGCGCGCGATCATGCGCCCGAGGCTCACGGCTGATCCTCCGGATCCTGCGAAACCTGCCCGTTGCCATCGATGATGATCTGATCAAGCTGCGCAGCCTCGTCGACAGTCTGCGTCACATCGACAGGCGCAAGACCGATCCCCTGGACGGCGTAGAGGCTGATGTTCTGCGCCACCATGGCCTGCCGCCAGTCTGGCAGCGCGCCCATGTCCGTCAGCTCCGCCTCGATCACCTTGGCGATGGGCGCAAGCTCGCTGTCCGCCTCCATGGCGGTCAGCAGGCTCTCCCACGGCTCGTGCATGCCCTCGCCAAAGCTGGGCTCGTCAATGCCCGTGACCGTCACTTGCAGCTCGCGCGCGCTCATGCGCACCGTTGGCTGGAGCTCGATCAGGTAGGGGCGCGACATCAGCCGCTCGACATTGATGACGAAATCCCGCCACAGGTTCGCCCACAGGCCATCGCTGGCCTGCAGCGCGCGCACGATCTGGCGGTTGATGATGTTCTGCACCAGCTCGCCGCCCTTGTCAGACGTGTCGATGCTGTAGGTCTCGCCATCCGATCCTACCAGCGCGGCGCGCTCGGGGAGCATGCAGTGAATGACGATTTCGAAGCTGCGCCCCTCGCCAGACAGCATGTCCTTGACCATGGGGCGGTGATCTTCCCGGTCGATGAACACGGCAAGGTATGGCCCGCGCTCGCCCTCGATGGTCACGTCCAGCGGCTCCATCGGGCTGTCGAAGACGCGATCCTGACACAAGGTCGCGCCGCGCAGCGCCTTCAGCGTCGCGATGCGCAGCGCGAGAGCTACCAGAGACATCGGCTACTCTCCAATCCTTGCGAGCTTGATGTTGACGCGCCCGGACAGGCCGGGCTGGACGCTCTCGACCCGGAAAACGGGCTGGTCGTCGTATTCGAGCAGCGTGACGCTATCGCCCTTGACGGGCATGGGGCGGCCATCAGCGGCGTCGAACTGGCCTTCGTAGACCGACATGACGAAGCGGTTTCCGCGACGCCACACCTTCGCGCCTTTCAGCGCCTCGTCGCCGCGCGGCTGCGATGTCCGCGAGGCATTCATGATGATGCCGAACACCTCGTAGCCGGTCCCGTCATCGGTTGGCGACAGGTACGTGCTGCGCGCCTGCGGGGTGATCAGCACCCTTTCACCGAAAGCGCGATCGAGCGAGTTCGACATCATGATCCGCTGATGCAGTCGCATACGCGCCTCCGGTCAAAGGGCAAGGGCCAGCGCGCGCCGATCGCGCGCTGGCCTCTAAACAGCGAGCCAGCTGGCCCGTCAGGTGCGCCGGGCGCTGAAAAGCGCTTTCGGCATGACGCAGACGGGCAGCGGGTAGGAGTACATCTCGACATCGGCCCAGGCATTGCGCTTCTGGTCCGTGACCATCCACGAGTACATCTCCTGACCGGGCGTGTTGACGAAATCGAACGTCTCGGCCGGCGAGTACGCCATGCGAAAGATGCCGGCATTGACAGGAAAGAAGTGGCACTTGTCGGGCGCAATGCCGACGCTCTTGCCAGTCTCCGCGCTGTCGGTGCCGCGATAGTTGTGCCACGTGATCTCGCCAAAGGTGAAGGCGCTGAACGCCCCGCCATGGCTGTTGCGAAGATCCTGCGCAGCCTGCCAGTTGAGGAAGGTCTGATAGACCTCCTTGTGCGTGACGAGATCATCGTAGAAGGCGTCGCCGCACAAGGCGTGGATCTGGACGTTCGCCCCGCCCATGCCCTCAAGCGCCTGCAGCACGCCGCGCCGCACGGTGTTGCACTTCTTGCGCAGCGCGCCCTGCGCCGGGCTGGCGTTGTCGAGGTCGAAGTCGATCTCGGCGGGAAGCGACTGCCCCCACTCGGTAGCCCAATCGCGGATCACGGAGCCGTCAGCATCGATGAACTGGCCCTGCACGAGCCCGAGCAGGTAGTGCTCGCGCGTCAGCTCGAAGTCCTTCATCATCGTCATCTGGCGGCGGGCAATCTCCACCTGAAGCGATTGCAGCTCGGTCGTTGACCCGTAGGCGCGGATGTTCTGCAGCTGATCAGCCGTGATGCGCGAGGACAGCGCAATGCGGTCAGTCGCGAACGAGCGCACCTTCCGGCGATCGCCGCCCTTCTGATTTGGCGGAGTACCGCGCGGCGAGGTCAGGATCAGCGCCGGGGTGTTGCCGCGCTCTTCGATGAAGACGTCCGTGGTGCGCACGTTGTCGACTTCGTAGAGACCGGGCAGGTTCGAAAGGTACTGCGGGTGGTACGACACCTTGTCGAGCGGTGCCGACATTTCGATGGCCGAGAAGGCATCGTCCTTGAAGACGTCCATGGTAAGCATGGTCGCTTATCTCCTGTTTTTGAGGGGGAGCGCCTTCGATCAGCGCATGATGATGCCGGTCTCGGCCAGCGAGCCGATCGCGGTGGTTTTCTGCGCGCCGGAAATCCCGTCCGCCCAGGTCAGGTCGCTCTCGCGCACTTCGCAGTCGCGCACATACGCGGCAGCGCGCTTGGTCTCGCCTTCGCCGGTCGTGACCGGGTAGATGAGAACAGCGACGGCATCCTCGCTGCCGTCAGACGCCCCGGGAGCATGCTGGACATACTCTTCGCTGGCGGTCACTTGACCGAGCACCGTGCCGGGCAGCAGGGTCTGGCTTTCTGCGATGGTGATCTCTTCGCGCGAACGAAAGCCGCTTGCCTCCGAGACGATGAAGGCATTCGCGTGAAGCGTCTCTTCCTTGGGGTTCGACATATCGGTGTTCCTTGACTACGAGGGGGCGCGGATCAGCGCGCCTGCTTCTTGGCGACCATCTGGTGGACGTTGCCCCACGCCTGCGCCTTGGGGGGTTCTTCGGTGGCGCGCTGGTCATAAGCGCCGATCTGGTTGACCGGGTTTTCGTCAGCGCGCGCCTCGAAGCTCGATACCGTGGCGACATTCGCCTCGATGAAGCTGCCGATCTGATCGGCGCTCATGCCGGGCGCGGAAATCGCCAGCTCAAGCGCCGCGCGCTCGCGCCCCTTCGATGCCGGCAGCGCCATGACGGCGGCCATGCGGTCATAGGCGGCTTTCTCGCCATCAGCGCGGGCGCGATCAAGATCGGCCTGCGCAAAGCTCTGTACGGTGGTCTCGTTTTCCATCTTCGTTCCTCTTGCGGTTGAACGTACCGAGCCTCGGTACTTGCGCTTGAGCGCGGCCAGTGCGCTCTCGAAAGAACCGACCTCGTCTGCGAGACCGGCATTGACGGCCTCTTGGCCGATGAAGGTGCGCGCCTGCGTCTCGCGCGCGGCGCGCGCCGACAGGCGACGCCCGCGCCCGGCAGCGACGGTCTCAAGAAAGCGCGCGTAGAAGCTGTCCACCTCGGCTTGCAGGTCAGAGCGCACCTCATCCGACAGCGGCTCGTAGGGGTTCCCGTCGACCTTGTGATCGCCGGCAAAGATCAGCGTCGGCTTGACACCCTCCGCCTCGAGGCGCTGGGAATAGTCGGCATGCAGCAGCACGACGCCGATCGAGCCCGATACGCCCGTCTCCGTGGTGACAATCCGTGTCGCTGCGCTGGCGATGGCGTAGGCCGCCGACGCGGCCATGCCGTTGACGACCGCCGTGACCGGCTTGGCCTGCGCCGCTGCGCGCACGGCAGCCGCCGCCTCGAAAGCGCCGACCGCCTCGCCGCCAGGGCTTTCCAGATCGAGCAGGATCGCGCTGACGGACGGGTCGCTGGCGGCTTGGGCGACCTGAAACTTCAGCCCCTCATAGGAGACCAGACCGCTGTTCGCGCCGATCCATGCCCCGCGATTGACCATCGTGCCGACCGCCGAAATGATCGCGACGCCTTCGGAGATCTTGTAGGGCAGCATGCGCATGGGGCGGCCTGACGGGTCGCGCTCGATGGCCTCGCCCTCGAAGCGCGACGCCTCGGGTTTCAGCTCGCTGGCGTCGAGGCCGATGCGACCGGCCAGCACGTCCGCGATGATCGCGGCCTTGTGCGGGTGAATGAGCAAGGGTCGGTTGACCGCCCGCTCGGCTATGCGCCACAGCAGCGTCATGCAAGTCTCTCCTGTCAGGTGGTCAGCGCCCGCGCCGCGAGCCGCCCATGATCGCAAAACGGCGACCGCGCGCCTCTTCCGGGCACAGTTCCTCGTATTTCCGGATCAGGCCATCGAGATCAGCCGTCTTGGCCGGCGCATACATGACCTCCTGCTCGACATCGCCCTCGCGGGTGCGCAGGCGTATTTCCTGCGCGCCCATGGCCAGCCTGATGCGGGCCTTGCGCAGCTCGCGCAGGACGCCACAGGGATCATCGGGATCGACATCAATGGTCACGCCGCCAGACATCAGGCCACTTCCTCTTCCAGAAGGTCCGCATCGTCAGCGGGCGGCTGCATGGTGTCGGTTTCCGGCAGGCCGCGACGCTCGCGCTCCTTGCGCTCGCGCTCGCGCTGCTCGTAGACGTCCTCCCAATCCGTGCCCAGGTCGGTGCAGATCATTTCGTCGGTGATGACGCCCATGCGCTTGTAGGTCTCGTGCGCCTTGGCCGTTTTCAGATCATCGGCCTGCGGCTTGGCCCCGCCGCGCCACGTCGCGCAGACGGCAGCGGCCCGCATGGCAAGGAAGCCGTCAAGCCCGTTTGGGAACGGGATCACCCCCGTGGCGATCTGCTCTTCAAGCCATGCCTCGAACACCATCTGCAGGAAGCGCCCCACGATATGCTCGCGGCGATACTGCACGATATGCCACGCCTCGCTGGTGGCCATGCGCACCGATGAGTAGGTCGCGCCGGTATAGTCGCCGGTCAGCTGCTCGAACGTGATCCCGAGACAGCGCGCGATCTCGCGCAGCAGGAAGCGCGCGAACGTGTCGTAGGTGTCGTTCGGGTGCTGGTTGCCGTGGAATTCGAGCCTCTCGCCCGGGAACAGGTGCGCGATGCGCCCCGCATTGCCCAGGTCGATCCGCGTGTTCTCGTACCAGCCCGATTTCGCATCGAGATAGCCGTCAAGCCCGCTGACAAGCCCCTGCTCGCCGGTCGATTGCAGCGCAGCCAGGATTTGCTCGGTCGGGGCCTCGCTCTCGACCGTTGCGGCAAAGATCGCCTGAATGAGCGTCGCGGTCAGCGTTGCATCGGAAAGCTGATCGAACTGGCGCACGACGCGCAGCGCCGGCGCCATCGGCGTGATCCCGCGCACCTGCCCGGCCCGCCCGTCGAAGATGTGAATGGTCAGCGGGCGACCAAAGCGGTCGCGCGCCGGCGCATCGACCTCGCGCAGCATGCCGGTCGGGTACTCGTTGACGTGCAGCTTGTAGGAGATGGGCCGGCCATGGCGGTCTCGGTTGACGCCCTGGATCAGACCTTCGCCCAGCGTCTTGTTGACGATACGGTTTGACGGCAGCAGCAGCACCTTGGTCCGCGTCGTGGCGTCATCGCGGCGCAGCGTGGGCAGCGTGGCCAGAATTTCCCCCGTCGCGTACCACTCGCGCAGCGCCCCGCCTGCGAGCTGGTGCACGCTTTGCTGCCCGGTCGC